TACTCTTCTTACTGAATACTGCGGTGTCAACACCTTCTCCACCATAAAGAACATCGTTTCCACGTCCACCTTCAAGGGTATCATGGCCATCATAACCATAAAGAATGTCATCGCCTCTACCACCGTTAATGTAATCATTGGTGGAGTAACCTTGTAGGGTTTCGGAATAACGAGATCCAGTAACTTGTTCCACAGGATCATCCTCAACACCCCAGAGGTATTGTAGTGCTTGAATATCTGCAGCAGTGAAGAACTGTGCCCAACCATCTGCACCTTCATTGTATGACATAACCGTGTCATCAGTTGACCACTCTGGGTTACCAGGATCTTCACCAGGGTGAGACAAACCTAGAGCATGTCCGATCTCATGGACTATGGTATTTCCATCAAATTCACCCACGGCATTTGTACCTTCAGTATCCTTCCAAAGAATATCCCACCAGGAGGTCTTACCAACTTCCTGAGGTACAACCTGACCAACTACACCAGGGAACCAACTAGAAGATTCATCAACGCAATGAATATCAAAGTCAGAATCTTTGATAGAAGATGCAATACTAAAGTCCAGATCAATCAGGGGATCCAGAGTCAAGAAGATGTCTTGAATAAATTGCATCTCTTCTGAAGAATGTCCCACTTCAAATATCTGAGTTCCATCAGCAAGATTCGTATAACCATACGAATTGCTGACATAATACGTCAGAGTTTCACTCCCATTGTCAGAAAGTGCATCTTGAGTATGTTCCCAAAACTCAGGATGTTCCAGAAGCAGATTGAAATCAATCGTTGCTTCTTCGTGATCAACGCAGAGAGTGTGAGTCATGATTGGTTCAAAAGTAGTGGTATTGTATCAGAAAAATTATTTTTTGACAACACTGATTGCGGGTTCACCCTGTTGGAAGACAGTATCAACCACGGCCTGCACTTTGCGAGAGGTAGAAATACCCACACGATCGTAGACAGGGATGCAAACAAGACCGAAAGTCTTAGACTCACCACCCAAACGAATCACACGACCGATAGACTGAGAGATACCAATGTAGTCCATGTTACGCATAAACAACACGGCCTCAAGACCCTTGACGTTGATACCCTCAGACAGAATAGAGTGGTGAATCACAACAAACTTCTTCTCAGGATCGAGACCCCATGCATTGAGAGTCTCGAAGAATACTTCACGGTTGACCTTCTTACCATCGATGATTGCACCAGTCTTGGATGTGATATACATGCAAGAATAACCACGTTCTGCAAGTTGAATTGCAAAGTCAGACTGACTCATCAGACGGACAATCTGTTTGGTCGAACGAGCAGCAATCAGGATCTTACCAACACCGTTCTCATCAATGGTCTCCAGAAGATTCTGAGAATCAGACAACTGAAACTCATGAGTGGGAAGATTCTTGACCACAACCTTAGGAGGCAGAATGTAACCTTCCTCAACCAACTTAGGTGCAGGAACGTTACAGATCACCTGACCATAAACATAGGAATCATTCATCCCAGGCTTAGAGATGGTTGCAGAGTGTTTGGGAGTTGCAGTGAAGAAGAAACAACGACCAGCTTCGTGACTGAAATACTCAGTCGCAGGAAAGAATTGACGGGACACACTATTGTGGGCCTCATCAAAGTAAATGGTATCTACATCAATGTCAGCCTGTTGAATACGATTCAGAGAATGATAGGTGGTGAAGATGATGACGTTCTCACCAAATGCACGGGCAGTGTTGTTGAAGACGTGAATCTTCTCAGGATTGGTGGTACTGTAGTGATGAGTCTCACCACTGTGAACGTGCATCACATGCACATGATTATCAATAGGATCGATCTCCTCAAGAAACTCTTTGCAGAGTTGTTCTGCAAGAAGAATACGGGGAGCGACTACAACAATAGTCCAACCGTTGTCAATATATTTCTGATTCTCGATGATGTCATAGATCATGGTAGGAGTCTTACCACCACCAGTAGGGATGATGATCTGACCCTTCTCATTGACCAGCATGGCGTCCAGAGCATCTTGCTGGTGGGGTCGCAGTTGCATCAGGTCTCCGTCTCAATATGGCCAATATACACGAAAAGGGGCCCCCTCACAAGGGCCCCCAGGACGGATAGGTGGCTGTCACACCACCTATTTGCATTAGTTTGAGTGGAATCTCAGTCAACCAGTGTAGAAAACAAACCCCAGAAATAACAAAGAGAAGTTTCATCAAAAAGCAGTCATTTGGAAACGATAGTCTTCAAGTTTTTTAACAATGTCTGCATACTTTACATTCATTACCCGTTCTTGATTGTTTTGGTCTCGAATGTTCATCAACTGTAGAGCAGTGATGAGTGCGTCAGTCTCTTGAAGTGTGAGTTTCATTTGTCTCTCTCAACTTGGCCAGTGTAATAGAATGGGGACCATGAAGATCCCCATTGTGACAGTTTTTAATGTGTCGAACTATTTACCAAAGATTGTCGTCCTCTTCCTCGACCTTGACCAAGTTGACACTCTCACCAGGACCAATGTCAATCATATTTTCCCAGTTGAACTCTTCGGGATGGCTATCATCCAGGATTTCAAGATCCAGAACAACACGGAAACGACGTTTCTGCATGAGTTGAGTCATCGGTCGGGAGTGAAAGACTGGCCTAATATATCTAGGTGGGTTCCGTCTGTCAAGGCCCCTTTCAGACCAGATCCCCTTCGTAACGAGAGGACCACATAGTCAAACTATATTTTACTCCAGATTTTAACTCAGTACAGGCATGACCATGAGTCACAGCTCCAGGGAACAGAATACACTTTCCGATTGGCAAATTTTTGTTACTGATATTTTGTCTCGGGAAGATTAACTCTGCACCTTCATAGTCATCATTAAGTTTCACAGAACCAGTGACAAGTGAGGCATCAGTATGTAACCCCAGTTCCTTTTGTGTATCAAGAGAGTATCTCATGACAAAAGCATCACGCATACCATACATTTCCATTGGTCTCCAATGATGTTCAATAATTGGATTGACTACTTCTTTCCAATGATTCACCATTTCATCCCATAATTTCAACTCCTTAAGTCTAATCTCTTGAGCAGGAAACTTATCGTAGGAAAGACTACCCCAACCACCATGTTCATCGGCTATGCGAATCATGTCTTCGCACATTGATGGGCTCATATAATCAATGAGTAACATGTCATCGTTAATCATCTCATATCTTTTTACCTGAATATAACCAATCTTGTGTTCTTTGGGTTCGGGTGGTTCGGCAAAAGAAACTTCCTCAATGGGAGCACCCCAGTCAGTAAAATATAGTCTTTGGTATAACTCATCCAGTTTTCTTTTTGCATTTTCATCACCATTCCCATGATAAAGACAGGGACAACAAGAAGTGATTGGATTTGTAAGCTGTAAAGCTGGAGTGACTCCAACAGAAATATCATTACATTGGAACACATAACATTCATGGTCAAGTTTTATGTCAAACTGACCAGAAAGGAATCGTTTTTGATAATAAAGTTGATCATCATCAGCATCATTGATAGGTTCTGCAAGTATTTTCTTTAACTCATCTACACGGCCAATGAACAATCCACTGTTCAAATATCTGTATGGGGTATCACACTCTGGAAACTCTAGTGTTTTATCAGGCCAAAGATATTGTTCCGCAGCAAATAGAACCTTACACTTAAATTCTAGGTATCTCCGTGTAATTTCCTCCAAATCTGACGCAGCAAATGTATCATATCCATCTGCAAATAACACCACATCAGAATCTGGCAATTTTTCCAGATAACTGCGAAGTATATTTACTTTTTGGCCACCGCCTGGACCAGACATATCTGATCCATTCCATTTGACTCCTTTACCAATGTTCTTTACACCAAACTTATGTTCCTTCGAAGAATCATGAAGTCTCCAACATTTTAAGTCATCATCACCAACTGTGATTGCATGAGTTCTAAAGTCCAGGAAATATGCATACCTGTCTACAGGATCTACATCAGATGGAAATACATCTCTACCAATAGGAGTAACAACGTTCTCTTTAAATCCGCAAGGATTGAGAGATTTCATCATCAAAGGCAAATACTCATCCACTGGAATTATATTTTTTTGTGGATTTTCTTTTATAAGAATCTTTGCAGCCTCTGGTGTTATTGCATATGCAAGAGTCCAATATGGATACTTTGGTATAACCAATTCTTCATTGATTGGTTGAGACTCATCCATCTCCAACCAACCAAGATAAACTAAATTATAACTCTCTAGTAACTGTTCTAGTTTTTCTTGAGAAAACTTATCGGATATTACTGCATCATCCTCTAGAATTAACAGAGGTTCATTCAAGTCAATGCATTTCTTCCACAACATATAGTGGGACAGAAAACATCCAACCTCACCAGAAGTGATGTGTGTTTTATGAATCGGATCTATCCAATCTTTATTAGTATTCCATCCATTTTGTGCAAGCATTCCACGGTCTAATTCTGACCCATCTATAGCAGCAAAATTGTTGTACTCAATTTTCTTGTAATTCTTATTATCGAACTGTATGAGTCGTTCTTGTCTCTTTGTAAGTGAAATAACGAATGTCTTCATTTCCAGTGAGGCCCCTCAAACCAACAAACAATACTGTTTCTTCTACCTTTTGTGACTGGAGTAACCCAGTGTGGAGTCCATGAAGGAAACCAAATTACAGTTCCCTGATCTTTGTAATCCTTCGGAGATTCCCCCTGAACTTGAAGGCCCAAATCTCCTCCAGTATATGTAGTTGGGTCCGTCAGTTGTAAAACTACGGACAACTTACGGTGTATGGGTTCCATCCAAAAGACATCATGATGAACTTTATATTCTCCTTTATAACTCTCATCATACTCCGTGAGTTGCATATATCGAAGATCATCAATATGAAATCCAAAAAACTCTGGATTGACCTTGCGAGTCAACTTCCACATTTTAGTGAATAAATCAGAATACAAATCATCATGTATCCACTTTACCTTACTGCGACGTGTTTCCTTGTTTTGATATTCACCTTGAGATCCTAAGTATCCCTCTGTTTGTAAAATATCTTTTCCACGTTCAACGTAGTCTTCACACTCTTCTTTACTGAAGGCGTTTTTCCAAATAGCCCACTCACCATTCACTCAAAGTCACCCCTTAATATACTAACAAGATCAGTATCAAGCCAACCAGTCATAATGGCCTTTTCCGATGTATATGATATTTGACTTCTATGTACATAACAAAAATTTGCAGGAAAAAATACAACTTTTCCCTTCTTAGCCTCACATGTATAATTTTGATATTTAAACTCTGTTCCACCATCAGGAACATCATTTAGATACATGATAAACACAAACATTCTATGAATCTGTTGACCTTGAGAATCACTATGCCAAACCTTATATCCACCACCAGGTTCATAAAGTTGAAAATGTGGCGGTTTAAGTGGAAATATTTGACCCTTGAAAAGTAATTCAATGTCATCAAAATACTGAGGTATTATAACCTCATTCAACTCTTTAGACAATTCATCCAAACGCAATTCACTAGGTCCGTCTGGATACATCTCAGCAAAGTCAGAAAGAACTATATCCCAACTTTCTTTAATGTCTGTTAATTCACTGAGAGTGGGTTCGTACATATCCCCACCATTTTCAGACACATATGTAACTCCAGGGCCACCATACCCATTGGACTTTAATTTTTTTAAGGCATCAAAAACCGTATCACAGATCGAAGGATCTGAGATATAGTATTCACGAATAAAATGCATTATGCGTCTACTGCGTCACTAAAGTATTCTGTGGTTTTGAGATAGTCGTAAATCTGTTGAGAAACATCACCATCTTCAATAAAACATCTAAACAATTTGGCGTTATCTTTACCCAACTGACCAACTGTTTTCATTCCATCAGTTCTGGCTTGCTCAGAAGCATAAACATCGAGAGTAATCCAAGCAATTCTCCCAGCTTTGAAGTTTACAAGAGGATCACCTTTGGCAACCCTCTCCTCATCAGTAAGATCCATGCCTGGATATGGAAAATCATGAAGTCTTTTCTCGATGCGAACATCACTCAATACAAAATACGCATCAGGCACAGTAACACCTGTGCCTGGAATTTCATAATCTTTACTCAGTGCCATTCTGGTTCTCCAGTTTTTCGATGCGTTCTTTCAAATTATTTATGATGACATTTTGTTCCTTCATTGCCTCTACTAAGTGAGCAGTCAAGTTTTCATAAGATATACCATAGTAGTCTACAGTAGTGTCTGGGCCAGCACCATTGAGTGTTACAACTCTTGGTTCAACCTCCAACATTTCCTGTGCAATGAATCCAATCTTTTCACCACCGGCTTCTTTTTCTGGATCTCTCCATTCAAAGGAGACACCCTTCATCTTCATAACCTTAGAAAGAGAATCTTCAAGAGGTTTAATGTTCTTCTTCAGTCTACGGTCAGAAGCAGCAGTCAGAGTTCCATTGACATAAAGTCCATCGGATTGAGCTCTAAACCTCCAATTTCCAGCCCAATAAACGTAAGCATAAGAATTTTGTTCAGCATAGTACATCCAATGGTTATTAACATCATTATAAACACCACCTGTAGCACCATTGGCATACATGAGTAGAGCTCTGTTTTCTACAGAGATACCTTCCCATCCACCAGAACCACCACCAAAGACAGAACCACTACCATAGTTACCACCAGAGTTGTTAATGTATTGGCTACTATTCCAGAAGAGACCCGTATCAGCACGAATTCTTTCTGGTGTGTAAATACCATTACCAAATTCGTTCTGGTTGTTGAATCTTAAGTAACCATCATTATAGTCAGCGGTAACAGCCGTTCTGTTGTTGAACGACATACCTCTGTTGTCATTAGAGGTGTTAGAAGAGAAGTTCAGAACATCATTACCACTACCAGTAATTGTTACTGCGTTTGTGTTATTGGGTCCTGGTGGACCTGTAGGACCTGTGGGACCAGTTGGGCCTGTAGGACCAGTAGAACCTTTTGCACCAGTAGGACCTGTAGGACCAGTTGGGCCTGTAGGACCAGTAGGACCAGTTGCACCAGGCGCACCCTTCTGACCCTTAGGACCCGTGGGACCAGTTGGACCTGTAGGACCAGTGGGACCTGTAGGACCTGTGGCACCTGTATCACCTTTTTGACCTTTATCACCTACTTCACCCTTTTGGCCCTTAGGACCTTGAGCACCTTGTTCACCCTTCTGACCCTTAGGGCCAGTGGGACCAGTGGGACCAGTTGGGCCGACTGGACCTGTAGGACCTGTAGGACCAGTGGGACCAGTTGGGCCGTCTGGACCCGTAGGACCTGTGGGACCTGTGGGTCCGAGTTCACCTTTTTGACCCTTATCTCCAATCTCACCCTTCTGACCCTTCTCACCCTTATCTCCAATCTCTCCCTTTTGTCCCTTGTCACCAACTTCACCTTTTTGTCCTTTCTCACCCTTAGGACCTTGAAGAGCAGCAATGGAAATAGATTCCCACTTTACACCACTGCCGTCACCAATCAGAACTGAAGTTGCAGCTCCAACCTGACCATAGAAATCTTTTAAGTATGAATCAAGTTCTAATGTGGCACCAATAGTTGTAGCACCACCAACCTGTAGAGAGTCCGTAAATGTAGTACCATCTACAGTAACACCAAATCCAATAGTCTGGAACTTTTGTGTACCATTATTATAAAGTTTGACTGCAGCACCCTCGGTGGCAACAATCATGTCTGATGATTGGGCTGCGTTCTTGATTTGCAGTTCATTACTCGAAACAATCAAAGAACCAGTGCCAGCATCAGCAACATAACTGTTACTTGCATCGTGATACAGTCTCAGATCACCGTTGGTTCCATCACCAATTCTGATTGTGTCATTGTCTCCAAGTAATACATCACCTTGGAAGGTAGAGATACCAGAGTTAATAATACCATCAACCGTGGCCGTTCCTGTTACATCAACACCGTAGGTAGTGGTTTCAAGTTTTTTTGATCCTGCTTTATATAACTCTACGGTTCCACCAGTTCCTTCATCAATACACTTAATAAAATCGTTTCCATCTGGATCTTCTATGGTTATACCAGCACCACCACCAGAACCTTGAATAAACAATCCACCATCACCAGTATCACTAATATATGAATTGCTGCCATCGTGATAAATCTGTAAGTC